TTAAATTGTCCTCCACCTGTTGCACCGAAGCTAGAAGTTAAGCTAAATGCTCTATCAACTGTTTGTGCTTCGGCATCTGTAATTCTTAAAGTAAAATTATAAGTTGTTGGTGTAGTTGAACTACCACCAAAATCACTTGTTGTTATCACACCTGTAGATGAATTTAAAGTACAATTTGCTTGTGAGGCATTTGTTAATACAGATGTTACTTCAGAAAAAGTTATTGAACTATCAGAAGAACCTGCAACTGTTGCTACAGTTCCTGAAAAATTACCAGCAATCGTACCTAATGATCCTGCTGCTGTAGAAAAACTAGGTGCAGTTGAAGCTGTAATAATATTGTTTGTTGATCTTCCAGCATTACCATCTGGATTTTCAACTCTAACATAATAATTGCCACTTGCTAAAGTTACATTAACTGAAAGTGTCGTTGCGTTTGTAAATGAAACTGTATTAGAATTTGTAATAGCACCTGTTGAACCATTAACAAATTCAACAGAGGGTATTGAAACAAAGTTTGTTCCTGTAATACTTATTGTTGTAGCTGAAGCTGGAGCAATAGTTTGAGATACATTGGCTACTGTTGGTTTAGTTTCTGCTGCATCAATCCAAGATAATTGGTTTGTGCTTGAACCATTACTAGCTAAAACTTGATTTGCTGATCCAACTGATGTTGGTAAAATTAAAGTGTATGATTGTCCAGCAGAGTGAGCTGGAGATTGTATTTTAACTCCATGAGAATTTTGTGAACAATTTAAAGTAATCTTACCATCTGCTGAAGAACCATCTCCTCTTGCAGTTAAACTATTAGCTTCTACTGTAGCAGTAGTAAGAGTTTTACCTGCCATTGTCGTAGGTAATCTTGCATCATTTAAAGTTCCTGATGTAATATTTGATGCAGCTATACTTGCAACATTGAATGTTCCAAAACCAACTATATCAATAATATCTGCTTGTGTTGCACCAGTTGCTAATACTACTGATGTTCCTGAAGTTACAGTTACATCTGTACCATTAACTAATTTAACACCATTTAAATATACATCTATAAATCCTGCATCATAAGCAAGTGTATTGCCATTATCATCTGATCCTGTAAATGTAGTTTGATTTGCAGAAGCTGTGTATTTAAATCTTGCAGATGTTCCATTAACTGTAGAACCTGCTGCTGCCCAACCAGATGATTTATAAACTTTTAATTCATTAGCAGTAGTGTCAAAATATAAATCACCCACATCCAAAGAACTACTTGGTGCTGAACTTGCAACTCTATATCTTTCACCAAAACTATTAACACCAGTAATATTTGCTGCTGTTGTATTAACATTTGATATTGAACCAGCTACAGTATTAACATTAGAAATAGAACCACCTACATTAGTAACATTAGTATTGTTAGATGCTACTGTATTAATGTTAGTTGAGTTACCAGCAACTGTATTTACATTTGCTATTGATCCACCAACATTTGTTACATTAGTATTATTAGATGCAACTGTATTTATGTTTGTAGAGTTTCCAGCTACAGCAGTAATGTTAGAATCATTATTTGCAACTGTTGTAATATTAGAACTGATTGCAGCTACTGTTGAAACTTCTGTAGCTTTAGGAGTTAATCTATGAAAAGTGTAAGTATTTAATGTTGTAGTTGTTTCTACAAGTACACCAAATCCTGCTGTTAAAACTGTAGAACCACATCCAGTTATTGTTACTGTAGAACCACCTACAGTTCCACTTGATATACTAACAGTTCCTCCAGAGGGTGTTCTTGTACTTGATATTGCTTGTATTGAAACGATTGTTCCTGCACCATCATTTACATCTGGATTTGTATTTGGAAAACTTGTTTCATTTGCTATAGGAAAAAAACCACCTACATCATCTACTAAATCTATAACTCTTGCATTGATAGCAGCAGTTGTTGCTATGAAGTCATCACTATTAGACCATGATTGACCAGAGTTAATTAATTCAGATGTATCTTTATTTAAAAATCTAGTGTCAGATGCTGATGTTGTATAGAAAGTATTATTGTCTGGTGTATGAGATGCTTGTTCTGAACTTGTAACTATAGCTGCATCTGCAATCTTACCAATCGTTACAGCATCATCTGCTATCTTTGCAGTAGTTACATTAGTATCAGCTATCTTTGCTGTTGTAATTTGTGAGTCTGCAATATGTGCAGTATCAATACTACCATCTACATAATGTTCTGAATCTATACTATCATCTGCAATCTTACTTCCATTAACTGCGTCTGCATTTATTTTAGCAGTTGTAATTCCATTGTCAGCTATTTTAGCTGTTGTAACATTTGCATCTGTAATTTTTGCAGTAGTAATTGCATTGTCTGCTATTTTAGTTGTAGTAACTGCATTAGCATTTATCTTTGCTTCTGTAACTGCATTAGCATTTACTTGTGATGCTTGAACTGCATTGTCAGCAATCTTTGCATTAGTAACTGCATCATCTGCAATTTTAACTGTAGTAACAGAACCATCTGCTAATGTTATAGTTGTAACAATTCCAGTTGGAATTGAATTACTTGTTTTAGATAATATACCAATATAAACATTTGAGATAGAACCTGATGTAAGAGTTCCAGAATCAAAAGTAACATTGATTGTTGTATTAGAAGAAAATGAAGATGAAGCTATTGTTCCAACTAAAGTATTAGCTGAATCTATAATTTTAATTCTTCTACCTGCATGATAGATTGCACTTACATCTACACCATTAATTGTAAAAGAAGTTGCTGATGCGTAAGCTGCTGTATAAGCACCATCACCATCACCATATTCTATCCATTGTGCATCATTGAACCACTCTCTAGTATTCTTCATCAATGCTCTGATTGCATTGTTTAGATTAGAAGGTAGCATTCCTTCTGCAACAGAAATACCATTTAATGATGTGTTACTAGCTTGTGTTGTTGAATAATCTTTTATACCTGCCACTTTATTCTCCTATGAACCAAGCAAATGCTTTATTGTTTTCTTGATTCTTTTCGTTAATCAATGCGTTGATAGCTTCTTCAATTTGTCTTTGAAAGAACTCTTGAGTTTCAAAACTGTATCTCACATTATCTATATCACTTTTATCTGTCATCTCAAGCCTGATCTTGATGCAACAATATCTATTCCTTGTGCATCTTTCCAAGCTCCTCCACTTGGTATTTTTACATTAAATTTTACATATCTTCCAGATTGTCTTACTGGATTAATACCTGTTGTATTCATACTTGAAACAGATGATTCTGTACTACTATCTGCTAGTTTATCTCTAGTTTTTATAGTTACAGTAGCTTCAGCATCTACAATAGGTCTTACACCTATTATATTTGATCTTGTTCCTGGAAACAACTCAATTTCTGAAGTTTCTATTTCTCCTACATTTGCAGTACCAGAAAAGATAGCTGCTTTAAAATTATTATCTATTGCACCTAATAGTAATTGTCCTCCAGACCAAAAGTCAGTATCTAAAGCAATATTAATTTGATCCAAGTTTTGAGATATAATATCCATTAACTCTACTGTATATGCACCAACAAACTGTGAAAATATTGTACTAGCATTAGCTTCAGCAGTTGACCATTTTTGTGTAGCATAATTATAAATTAATATTTTATCACAAATACCTGTAGTGTTAGATGTATTAGAAGCTGAAGGATATAACCACATAGCAAGTTGATTAAATGGATCAACAGCAGCACATATTCTATCAGCAAATGCTTTATTTAAATCTACATCAAAAAATCTATTTACTTTTTCTGCACCAATAGAAATAACTTGATCGCCATTGATTTCAAAGAAACCATCATCTGCATAAAAGAATACTCTACGATTATCTTGACAAACTGTTCTACCATATACTGCACCTCTGTTAGGTGATATTACTGATAATCTAAATACTGTTGCACCACCTACATAGTCCATACGAACTATTTGATTTTGCCTAAACACATAACCAATCTCTCCTGATGTTATGTGTGTAATCTGTCCACCTGAACCTGGTAGGTCTTGCAAGTCTGATTGTTTAGTTCCAGGCGACCAAGTTCCAATATCATTGATACCTGACCATTGTATTCTATTAGATGCGTTACTATGATTTCCTGTAACTAAAAAATCTCTAATAACTCCTGATACTCTAAAGTTAGGTAAAGTACCACTTGTTGTAATAGTAGATAAATTTGCAAAATTAGTTGATGTACCCATTAAAAAATATTGTGGAGCATCTACACCATTTGTTGCAATTATATAATTACCAAATTGTGTAAAAGTCCAAAAGTCATCATTAGAACCTGTAAGACTTCCTTTTCTTGAAGTAAAAGTACCACCAGCTAATTGATATATATTTGTGTTTGTAGAAACAAAATTAAAAACTGTATTTGAATTATCTCTAAATGAACCAGCACCTCTACTATCAGCAGCAATATTATTTGATGAATAACTTACTAATGATGGAAATCTTTTATAGGATTGTCTTGCAAAATAAACATTGTTAGCAACATTAGCACCAGGATTATTATGCTCTGGTTGGTCAGGAAGCCATTCGCCAAAAGGTACTTGCATTATTCTCCTATTGGTTATTATTTGTTATTGCAACATAATTATCATTAAAAGAACTTGCTACAGTTACATCTGATCTTTGTTGTAATGGTGCATTACCATATTGATCTTCTCTGTCATTTCTCTCAAGTCTTTCAAGTGCTGTTACATATTGTTGTTGCCATTGTTGTACCTGTCTTGGTTCAATGCCACCTAAAAAATTAGCAGCATGATATAAAGCACCATATAAATAAATTGAAGGATGATTTGATAAAATATAATTTGATGTATTAGTTGATGATAAAGGATCAAACTCCTTATAATAATTAATTGTTGCTGTATATGTAGATGCTGGTGTTGGAGCAAATCTAAAGTTATCTCCTAATATTGTAAATGTGCTTGGCATACCAGAAGTTGAACTACCTTTTATTTGATCCATTTGAGCTGGAGTAATATATTTTAAAGCATATTTAGTTCCACCTTCTACAATATACATATCTCTTAATTGTAAAAATCCTGTAGGAAGTGCAACTGTTTCTGCATTAATAGTAAATGAAGCATCTGTTGCATTCATTTTTCTTATTCTTAATTTTGAGTTGAAATCTTTTTCAGCCAACACTATAAAATCTTCGGCTATCTCTGATGTTAAATCTGTTCTATTTAACCAATTTGCTATTGATGTTTTTAATTCTGTGTATGTAGATAAAGCCATTATATATTACCTTCTGCTGTTTTGAAATATCTAAACTCTGTTGAATTTAGTTTTTTCTTTAATATTTTTTTTTGTACTTCTGGTGGTAGTCCAAACCAATTATTACTTCCATTATACTCATTTGCCCAAACAGATAAAGCAATAGTTGGAATACTAGCCACTCTCTTTAAATCTCTGGATTTAGAATATCCATCATTTAAATTAAGTAATCTTTTATTGTGTTTAAGATGTGGATCAATATTAACTTCTTCCTTAACAGCAATTTTACCTTCCATGTCATCTTTCATGTAGGTAGTTTTATTTAAACCATCAATAGTAATATCTTTTCTCATCTTCCTTGTCCTTTGTACCTAGTTAGTTTTTTTTGTCTTTTTTCACTTTTGTTCAAAGATTTTTTATGAACACCTGGTCTTTTAGGTGGTTTATCTCTTGGAACAAAGTGGACAAACTTTTGTCTTGCCACTACGCACTCATTTCAGTTACATAGACATCTGTAGATGAACCATGAAATACTGCAATCTTTTCGCCAGGTGAAACTTTTAATATTTCTATTTCTCCAGATGGTAATAAAGCTGATGTTGCACTTGCAGTAGGTGAAGCACCTAAAACAAAATGGAAATTAGCTGAACCAACTATTCTAATATATTCAGTTTGTGAACCAAATGCACTAGATGCTGCTGAAGAATTATTGGTATTAATTTTTTGTGTAGTACCAGGTCTTAAAGCATAATTATAACTCATATTTTTTCTCCTAATTTTTTAGGGGGGAAGTATCGCTAGACAAGATCCCCCCAGTTAGTATTTATCTTCTTATAACAAATGTCACAAGTAATTTTTTAGCTCCAGTAGAACCACCATCTGTAATTAATTCAATAGTTCCATTTTCTTCAACTCTATTAGCAGCAGTAGGTTCAGCAGAATCTACAGTACCAGCAGCAGAACCAGAGTGTGCAACTGTGATTCCTCCACCAGTTACAGCAGTACCACCTATTTCAAAAGAAATAGCTGCGTTGCCACCAGAAATTGCACCTTGTAAAGCAGTAATAATTTTAATTATTTTACCACCATCAGGTACAGCAACAAAAGTTGATGAAGCTGTTGAAATATCTTCTATTTCAGCAGTTAAAAAGTAATCGTTTAATGTTCTCATTTTTTATCCTATTTATTTGCTTCGTTCCGACTTCAAAATAAATCTTCAAAGACCAAACAAAATTGTTAATTGATTGATGGGGGATTGCTCCCCCACCAGATTAAGTATTATGAAGTAGTTAAGTCTGTAACTAATCCACTAGCTTTTTCGTTTCTTGACACAAGAGTGTACTCTGCCAACATAAATCTCTGATCTGCATCAGCAGTTTGTGCTGGAGTTTGTAGAGCAAAATCTCTCAAGAAAGCAACTGCCCAGTAGTCCATCTCTAATACAAGAGCATCCTGACCTTTTTTAGCAGCAGTAGCATTTGCACCTCTGATAAATCGGTTTGGAGCAACTTGTAGAGTTCCGAAATCTGACTCATATACATCAATAGAAGTAACTAATCTTCTATCTTCTGCTTGGTCAAATCTAGTTGAACCACCAGTAAAGCCAGATAGTTTTTGTTTATTGAAAGCACCAACCATAATCATGTTTGGATTTCCACCTTCATTAAAGCATGATCTCAATACACCTTTTAACTGATCTTCAGTAAAAGCTCTTTGAGTTCCATCTGTTCTAGCAGCACCATTTCCAGCACCAGAACCACCAGCACCTGCATCAACATTGGTTTCAATCCAAGTTTGACAGCCACCTAGTTTTCTAGCAGTAGAAGCATTACCAGCAGCTTTTGCTACATTAGATAAAAGAGCAGTTTCCATATCTCTTTTTAATTCTTTTGCAGATTTTGCTACTTGATAAGCTAACTCATTGTTTCTACCAGCAGCAGTTACAGCATCATTTGTTCCTGATACTTGAACAGCTTTTGTAGAAATTTGAGTATGGTTTTCTTCTTTAGTAGTTGCACTCAATGTAGGGTAACTAATCGTTGCACCCTCAACTGCATGGTTAGCAGCAACATCTGCTAATGCATCTGTTTGCCATTGGTGAGTAGTTTGTGTTGCTTTTTCTTTAGCAACTCCAGACATAAAAGGTGTTTCAGTTGGTGATATTGAATAAATAATATCTGCCAAATCTTCTCTTATGCCGACTGTTTGGTATGTTTGATATACAGCCATTGTTTATCTCCTTATTTAGGTTATTGTTTATAAATAACGCATCAAAAGATCAGTTGCGTCTTTTGGACTTCCTGACTTTTTCAACGCTCTAATTTGATTCAACCTAGATTTAGAGTTTAATTCTTCTTTAGTAGATTTTGTGCCTGACTTAACAAACTTACCAGATGGTCTGATTTTTTTAGAAACTAAATTAGGTTTAACTTCTTTAGATTTCTTATAACCCATTCCATCCATAATCACATCAAACATTCTTGAGTCATAAATTCTTGAAACATCCTCATTAGAGAATCCTTTAGAACTTAAATAACTAACAATATTTGATTTAACTGTTGCACCCTTTATTGGGTCAGCTATCTCTGGATGTCTTAAGTGAAGTTTTCTTTGTTCTTCTCTTAATATTTCCTGAAATTGAGTTTGCTGATGCTCTCTCAATTTTTGCTGTGCATCTTGTATCGTATTTTTTCGTTTCTGAATTCTACGATCAATCTTTGCAGCTTCAGTTGGATCTTCATCCCAAAGTTTATCTAGTTCTTTGGAATTCATATCGTTGTTAATTTCAGCATTCAAAGTAACTACCAAAGAGTTTAAATCATCCATCTTTGTTGAATACTGTTTTTTAAGACGATCTTCTTCAGATTTTAGCTCTCTTTTCTCAATCGCTATTTCTTCAGTCTTTCGTCTATAGTCGGCATCTTTTTGATAACCTGCTTTTAATTCTTCAAGGTCAACATCAATCTTTTCACCATTAACTGTAACTTGGTGTAGATTGGTTGTTTGTTCTTCAATCGCATTTTCATCTTCTGATGCTTCTTCTTCGGCTGGAGCTTCTTGAGTTTCCTCTTGTTGAGCTTCAGGTTGTTGTTGAACTTCTTGATTATCTTCAGCTTTCGCTTCTGTTTCTTTCGGTTCAACTGGTGTTGCTTCTTCTTGTGGTTTGTTGATAACACCTTTGGTGTCCATCAAACCTTCAATATGTTTAGCAGCACCTTGTACTGAACTATTATTCAGTAAAGGGTTTGAGTCAGACATATAGTCCTCCATAGTTAAGCTGTCTTACGACTTGGCTTATTCTAACCATTGTGGTTAAAATTTTGTATTATCTTGTTGTTTTCTAAAATCTTCTAATTGTTTTGAAGCAAGTTTCCCTGTTTCAATAACAGTCTGAAGATGTTGTTCTACTTTTCCAACAACATTATAAGCAATCCAAAGTTTTTCTCTGGTATCACTTTCTTTAGCACCAGTTTTCTCAAGTAGTGCTTCAGAGTAAAGTTTTTTTAGAGAATCAACAGCCTCTATAAAAATTTTACTCTCCAGTATTTGTTTGGCTTGGTTGGATCGGCTGATCTCCTCCGATCTCCTTGCCTGGTCTTTGATTTTCATCTAGTCCTTGTACTTGTTTGCTGAACATATTAGCAGATTGTTGTGCTTTTTCAAGAATCTTGGATTGATTAGCCATCATAATCTTATCTAGGTCTGCATCAGCTTTTATTTTAGTAGTATCTAGTTGTGTATTATATTTTAAAGCTATTTCTTTTATCTTTGCTTCAAAATCTAAAGCCATTTCTTCTGATTTTTGTTGTAGCTCTTTGTATTTTAATTCAACATCAGCAATTTTTCTCTTATTCTCTGCATCAATTCTAGTAAATTCTATTTTTTCAATAGGAGTTAGAGGTGGTGGTTGAGGAGGTGGCATCATTTGTTTGCCTATATCAGGATCAACAAAGTAGCTTTCTACATTTTTAAGTCCTGCATTCTCAATTACTTTAGTTAAAGTATTATAAATATTTTTTAATGTAACCATAGGCATTTCTTTTCCACCTTGTAATTGAAATGCTTGTATCTGTCTTTCTAAAATACTATTTAATGTAACTGTTTGTTGTTCTTTAGAACCTGTTCCAAGTCCTACAACGATTGATATATTAAATCTATCTTTCCATTCTGTAGGTTTTACAGGAACATACATATTATTAATCATTACAACTCTTTGTTTGTCTTGATACTTAACCATAAGTTCAAATATTTTTTTAAATAAATCTTTAACACCTGTTTCAGCAAATATTCTTGCAATCAATTCTGATCGCATTTGTGTTTGTGTCATCAAAGCATTTACACCAGTTGCAGTTTTAGAATTTAATGTATCTGCATCTAGTCCTTGTGCTGATTTTGTAATACCTGTTCTTGCTTCTCTTACAGTATCTAAATAAGATAATAATGGAAATGCTTGATTAGATATTGGTTGAGCTTGTAAAGGTTGCATCACTTGATTCGGTGGTTGTTTAGTTCTAACTACACCACCAGGTCTAGTTGTTAATAGATCATCCATGTTCACCATGCCATCCATAACTGCAACTCTATTATTATTTGTTAGATACATATTATCTAATAGCTGTCGCATTACAGTTGATTTCATTAATTGAATATCTTCAACTAATTCAGAAACTGATCTACCATAAAATCTATGTGGCATTGGTATAGGTGTGATTGTTACAAATGGAATATTATCACATGGCATATTTTCTAACACCATAGAACCATCATCTCCTGCTGAAATTATTTTTCGCAGTTCTGCAATACCATCTTCATCCTCATCATATCTGACATAAGATTCATAAATTAAAACTTTTGTGTTTTGACCTTGAGTATAATTATCTACAGGATATTCATCTACATTTCTTTGCCTGACCATATCTTCGCTATTATAAATATCATCACTTGATGCAGGGATTTTATTTACTTCATCTTCTGGATAACCCATAGCCACCAAGTCTGATCTTGACATTAAAACTTTATGAGAAACGAAATCTGCTTCTTGAATTGTTTTAGCATTACGATCAATTAAAAATTCTTCAGGGGGTACAGATTCAATTTTTATTTTACCAGTTTTTTTAATTCTTTTAATTTTACAATTATATAAAACAAAGTCAGGAGTTTTTATTTCTGAAAGCTCTGTCATACCTTGAGCTTCATATTGTTCTATTACTTTTTCAAATTCTGCTTTAGCATCTTCATCTTCAAATTCTTCTTCTTCAATAATTTCTATTTCATCTTTAGTATCAGATAATGCTTCCTTATCTTCCATTGATAAGTTCTCATAAGTTTCAAACTCAACAGTTTCAGATTCATCCCAATAAATTTTTAAGAAACCATTTTTTTCAATCAATGCGTCTTTGAAAAAATTATATAATAATTGAAAGCCATCATTGTCTTTGTAAAATACATGATTTAAATATGCAGTTGCTTGTTCAGCTAAAGGTACATCTTCAGCAGTTACAGGTTCACATTTAACAACTTTATCGGATGCTGTAAATACTCTTAATAAATTTGGTAAGATACTTTCAATCGTATCAGATACATCAGTTGATACTACTTGTGAACGACCATCTATTTCTGTTCCAAGTTTATCTCCTAAATAATATTCTATAGATTTTTTTCTACCTTCAGAAAGATTACCACCTAAATATCCTAAAGCATTTTCTATGTGATTACCAAGAAGGCTTTTTAATTTTAAATCAAATTCTATTTTTTTATCTGCCATACTAAACTATGTAACTTGTGTTAATATCAATTTGCTCTTTCCAGTTAGTCATTTTGCCACCAACAAAAGTACAACCATATCTAAAAGCATCTGCTGGATGACTGGCAAAGTTATGAATGGGTCTGTTTTTAAAACATTGGTTTTTATCATCCCACTTTTTTTGGTAAGCCTTCAAAGCCTCTACTCCTTGATATGTTTTATTTTTATCAAAATAACATTTAGGTAAGTCTTTTCTAACAGCTTCAATCCCATCTTCAATAGAAAGTTTTGGAGCTATATCAAAAGATATACCTAATTCAAGAGCTGATTCTAATCTTGATTTTCCGAAAGCTCCTAATTCCCTAACTTTTATATCATGTGGAGCTATATGTCTATCATATTTATAAGGTTTGGAGTCTAGCAGGTCAGCATAGAAATCTAATCCTTCTCCAGATGATTCTTCATAATCAATAACTCTAATTTCATCTTTATGCCTTTGGACAAACCAAATAGCTGTAGAGTCTTTTAATCCTAAATCCCACCATGTTTCCACATCTAAATTTTCATCATAAGGTACATCAGTAATTTTATTTGTCTTTTCTAATTCCTCAATGATTGCTCCATAGTATGATCCAGTAATTGCAGCTTGAAATGAACACTCAAATTCCTGGTCGTATAAATCTTCTGACATCATTTGTTTAGCAGAGTCTAATTCATCTTGATCTAGTATGTTAGTTTCACTTGCCTTAAACACCCCAGTCCACCAATCCTTCTGCTCTTGTGCATCTTTGTGTAATTTGTAAAAATAATTTTGTCCTTTGGGTGTGCCAATAAAAATACACCATCCCTTTCGGTCTGCCAATGCAGGTCTGATAATCTCTGGAAATATTGTTGGAGATATGCTTTGGGTTTCATCCATGACACAACCATCTAAAAATATACCTCTCAATGCCTGATCGTTTTCTGCACCTAAAATTGTAATCCTTGCACCATTAGGAAAATCGCATCTTAATTCTGATTCATTGAATTTAACAAATGGTATGTTCTTGCCGAAATTTTTTATGTAATCCCAAGCAGTAGATTTACCTTGTTTGAATGTTGGAGAAATAAAGGCATATCTTGGATTGGGTTTAGGGTTGGTCAAAGCATCTCTAATCATGTGATTAATACACATTACAGTCTTGCCAGACCTCCTATGTGCAACAACTACATTGAATCGGTGCTTAAGCATCTCATTGTGCAAAAATTTTTGTAGTTTTCTAGGTGTATATGGAATTGTGATTTCTGCCATTTTTAAATAAAACCCCCCTTAATGAATAGTTCTATTCAAAGTATATTGCAATGGGTTTATTCCTAGTTCTTCAATCATGTAATCGCTAAAGTCATGTGCTTCGTTTAAATCGTTAAAGCCATCAAAATGTATTATGACAGAATTAGTTGATTCTGAAATAACAACTAACGCATTAATCTTTGGTTTATCTGTTTTGAACATTATCGGCTCTCCTTGTTTAGATATATATACCTCCTAACGTAATATACGCAACGCAAAATGTCCTAGAAGGGAACACCCTTTTCAAAACCCCCCATAAAAACTATGCTCTTTCTAGTTTGCAGTGATAACGATCTAGTATCAGAAGCGACTTACAAGCGAATAAATTAAATTATATTAACGCAACAAGTGAAAACAGGCACAACTTACAAAAAAAATTGCTTATATAATGTGAAGGCAACTTTTTGTGTAAAAGTTCAGAGATAGTAGGTCTATCAAGGATATTAATATTGATTTTATTGAATTAATTTAAATTAATCTTTAGACCATTTAACAATTAATGGCTTATTATCAGCATTTGAAAGTTGTAGTTTCTGTGCATTGTCGTTGTATTTTGGCAACAATTTAGATGCTTTCCATTTAGTTAGTGCTACTGCTTCCTTAATTAAATGGCTTGTTGCAAGATCACCTTTTCCATTTGCTTTGAAATCTTCTATCGCTTCTCTTAATTGTGTTGCAGTTTCTGATAATAAATAATCTACACCATCTTGTTTGGCTAATTCGTATTGTTCTCTAACTTTGGGTTTTTTGTGCATTAGCTTTCTAAATCCTTCCCATGATAGATTTAAGTCTTTTAATATGTTTTTAATTCCATTACCCAAAGCTAATTGGCAGTAAATTTGATCTAAAATTTCATTTGTAAATTTAATATTATTCATGTTATTTATCTATTGACAAGCTATTGACAATAATATATTAAGTTGTTATGTTTAATTTATACATAATAAAACAACAAAAAGAAAGGTAAATTATGAAAGATACAATTACACAAAGTCAATTTGTAGATGAAATGTCAAAAAAGAATCATGGTTTCAGCTATGAAGGTGCAAAGGCTCTATTTGAACATTTAAGCCATTATGAAGATGATTGCGATCATGAGCTTGAATTTGATCCTATTGCTTTTAGATGTGAATATTCAGAATATGATAATTTAGAAGAAGTTAAAAATGATTACGATTTTGAAGATTTAGAAGATTTAGAAAGAAATACAGTAGTAATAAAAGTACCTGACAGTAATAAATTAATAATACAGGCTTATTAATGCTATTGACAAACAATAAATATAATGCTATTGACAATTAAAAGAAAGGATAACAATGACTAAATATAAAATAGTTGACTGGATGAACAACAGAATATTCCCTGACAAGATATTCAATACCTTTGAAGATGGATGGGAATATATTTACAATAAATTTAATAATGAAGAAGATCATCAAGAATATTATGTTGTTGATTTTAATCAAAAAGAAAGGGGTCAAATATGAACGACTTAAAATGGATGCTTATTTTTGGCTTAACCTTTGTGATAGGTTTTACAAGTTTGGGGATGTATATTTTACATCTTTGGGCGATTGGGGGTTTGCAATGATTAGAGCAATATATTTTTCTCTTTGCTATTGTATGGCTATGTTTGGGTTATTGGTTATTACTCAAATTGATTTTAAATGGGGGTTCTTTATGTTCCTCTTATTTCTTGTAAAATTTTTATTAATGATACCAAAATATCAGGGGGAATAATGAAACCATTTATTAAAATTAGAAAAGTTATTGATTATAATAAATACTGTTTAATTAAATTTAAAGATTATTATTTTCATACATTTAATAAAAAATATGGTTATGTTTTATATGGTTATAATTCTTTAAATACAAAAAATGATTTTGCTTTTTGGTTTAAAACTAAAAAAGAAGCTATTAATAAATTAAAAGAGGGGGAATAATGAAAACATACGAAATAACAATATCTTTAAGAACATATCAAAAAGCATATTTTAAAGCTAATAATAAAAAAGAAGCATTAAAAAAAGCTGATGATTGTATAGATTGGCAAGAGATTGGGGATAGTAATCAAGTACATACTGAAAATATAAAATTAATAAATGAGGAATAAATGACAGATAGAACAAGACATGAAATAGATTTGATTGATAGTGCTAACAAGCACATGACATATGAAAAAAAGAAAAAAGCATTAGAGCAACTTCAGGATTTATTAAAAAACTATAGCTCTGACACCTTAATTGATATGATTATGAAAGAAAGTCAGAACAATAAAAAATGATTGAAGTATTAATAATCGCTGATCTATTATTTTTAAGCTACTATTTATTACAATGATTATATTTAATAAAGCAATACACAGAAAGAAAGTAAGGCTATTTATGGTATTATTTACAATACTATTGACAAGTCTTGCAACATTAATAATATTAGTATAATGAAAGTTAATGAAAGAAAGGATCAAAGGTTATTTAGAATACAAATTAGACCTAGAATTATGTGGGGTAAATACCTTTGAGAAAGACCATGAAATCAGAAAGAGATATGAAAAGTATTTGCAAGATCAACAACAAGCTAACAACGATATTCCAACAAGCGATACAAACGAAGCAGCAAAGACAATTGATAGCACAGACTTATTGGAATATAAAAAAGGGAAGAAGGTCTAATTGATTAAGTATATAATTATTTTAATCTTGCTGACTGGGTGTTCAGCAAAGGAACTTGACCTTAATCCTACAACAACAATACTAAAGCAACTAATGAAAGGGAAACAATGAAAGAAATGATACAAATAGAAAAGTATGTAGCAAATATTCATAAAAAATTTATGGAAGTAAAAACCACAAGTAAAGATCACATGACTAGAGATTTGTGGTTCACAATGAATATATTAACTATGGCTTTTAATAATTTAGAAAGATGGTCGCAAACAACAACAACACCAAATAAAGCATTTAAGGATTTGATAAAAGCACAATTAAAAAAATATAAAATAAAGTTAAATTAAAGGAGGATAGGGGATCATAGAAAGAAAGGTATGAAAGTGATCCCCTTATCCAGTAATATCTAGATATAGTGTTTAAACTTTTCTATTGTACTTCATCTTGATTTCATTCACAATATCTTTTTCAAACTTATTATTCTTTTCCACACTATTCCAATATTCAGCGACCATGCGATCCACATCCTTTTCTGAATAATTGTTTTTTCGCATGAAATCAACTAGGATTAACAGGGGGGGGTGCTTAACTTGATTTTTACGATTTCTATCTATGGCTCTTTTGTATTGAAAATTAGAATGCTTTCTAATTTTACTTAATTCATACTTTATAGTTTCTATTGGAACATATTTCTTATTCATACTTACTAACTAGTTATATCTATATTACTAATTCTTTATTTAGGTACATTTCATGTACCCCTACCAGTACAAAAAATGTACTACCTAACTAACTTTATCCCCTTCTTATCCACAAAATTCTTCCTCACTTTATCCACATATATTTGTTTATGCTTATTAGACATAATCTTTCTTAATTTAAGATTGTTATTTAAAATAGATTGAAAGTTATCATCCCCTCTAAAGTAATATTTATTAGTTTTATTCTTACCCCTATTTTGCCATGTAATATAGCCAAATAATTGTAGCCTATCCAAATGCCTAACTAATGTTCTTTTGTCTTTTAAACCCATTTTTTTTAAAAGGTAAGCATGACTAGGCACACACCCTCTTTTCGCAGTCTGAAGCCTTGTCAGAAGCATATAGAGGCATTTTTCATGAGAGGTAAGAACCTCATTATCCAATAAAGAATGGGGTACTTTTAAGAATGGTTCTAAACTAGCTTTCATTTATAAATTCTGTAATAGGTTTAAGTTTATCCAATGGGATTGACCAAACAAAAGGTCTATCATTCTTTCCAAAGTTAGTCCAAGTGCCACATTTCTGACAATCTTTTGCTTGAATGTAGCCATGAAAATAAAAGGTTGGGGTATCATCTGATACATAGAAATAATAATCTTCAGCTTTAAATCCTTTTCTTATTATCAATGACTTGTAAGATTTGGAAAATAATTGTGATCTTACTTGAACTGGCTTATCATTAATAATTAAATCCTTACCTTGAAAGTTATTAACAGAATGTGTAAAATACGATTTCATAATTTTAGCCAAAGCCATCTCTGCAAGACAACCTGAAATTGTTTTACCCCACTTTTGATACCTATCAAATGAAGCACCATGACCCCATTGAATATTAGCTTTTAGGCTTTCTGTTTCCCTGACAATCCCAGTAATTGCACCTGATAATATTTCTTCCCAATTTAAATCTACCTTTTCCAAAGACATTTATACTACATACACAATAAAATAAATAAAGCAAATAAAAGTATTGACTTATTTGTAAATAATCTGTAAATAACCAAATCAGATGAAAGAAAGATTTACAGATACAGCTTGGACAGAAGGTGATTTTAATAAAGCAACAAGCTCACCTAGTCAAACAGCATTAAGTAATTGGGTATGGTTTATTAAATATCATCTATCCCCACATTTAAAATTTAAATCAGAAAGACCATCAATAAGTTTTAAAGCTGGTACATTTATCCATGAATGGTTTCAAAACATATTAGTAGGTCAGGCAAAGATTGAAGATGTTGAGCATCATTTTAAAAATCATATAGATCAGTTTGAATTTAGTGAGAATGAAGGTATCAAAGCACAATTTATTTTAAAGTATGTCAAAGGCTATGTTGAAAGACACTTGGAAGCTATCAATGAAGTATCAGATAACTTTTCAGGTTGGAAAATAGAAATACCTTTTTCTGATTGGTATGATGATAAGTATATGGATCAAACATTAAATATTGCAAGTGAAGGTTATATTGATTGTGTTAATGATAATGAAAATAAAATAACAGAACATAAAAATAGGTTTGGTAGTGTCAGAAAATCACCACTCAAAGTAAATAGAAAAGATAGTAATATAAATAGAATTGGGGATTGGGTGTATTCTAAATCACAATTAATAAAACAACCTCAATTTACTCATTGCATACAAACAGCAGTCTATTCAAAACATTTTAATAACAAATATAAACCATATTTAATTTATGTATCAGAAGCTGATTATACAATTTTTACAGCTGATAATTGTTGGGAACTTACCCCAAAAGGTTTGGAATATTTTTTTAGAAAATTCATACAAATAAACATAAAAAGACAAGAACTATTAAGAGCTGCCAATGGTAGCATTAAAAGATTGGCTTGTTTAATTGATGTGGATTGGTCTGAAATTAGAAATTATAAATCTAATTTTATGCTAAAGAACTATGAAGAAGAAGATATGCAAAGGTTGGAGGACTTTTATGAAAAACTATAAGGATAGATATGTCAGATAAATTAATGCAAACATTAGCTCAATTACAAACAGAGAATAGAAAATTTAAACAAGAATTAAAAATTAGGGATCAGAAACTTCTTGAAAGGGATGAAACTATGAAGATTGCTAATGAAGAATATCAAAAATCTTTGGCTAAATTAAAGGATGATTTAGCTTTTAAAGATAAAGTCTTAAAATCATTAAGACCCAAACCAAAAATAAGAAAGGTAAAAAAATGAAGATTGATCCTATCGTAAAAGATATTTTAAATGAATTAAAGTTTAATCCATCTGAATGCTTATGGGAAAAACATGGTGCTACTTGTATGAAGCATAGATACATAGAAATAGCAGGACAAAACAAAGGTGTTTCCATAGATAGTTTAGATGAAGTTGAGAAAAATTCAGCAGAAGGTGTGGTTGCAATTAAATGTACTGCTAGTCTTGGCAAAGCAAAGGTTATAACTTATGGCGAAGCCACACCAAAGAATAATAAAAATGGTTATCCTTATGCAATGGCAGAGAAAAGAGCAGTTGATAGAGCTATATTAAAATTGATTGGCATACATGGTTTTGTTTATTCAGATGATGAAGTGGATGATAAGTTTGAAAATGTTCAAGTAAAAAAAATAGAAGTAAAGCAAGAACCAAAGAAAGACAATATAGATAAAATTTATATTGCTGGTGCTTTAGAAAAAATAAAAAATAACAAAGATAAAAAAAATTCTTCGGTCTTAAGAAGTGATATTGAAAGTCTTAAAACCAGAATAAATCAGTCTATGGGTTGGGATGCGTTCACAAAGACAGATCAATTTAAAACATTTAACGCATTAAGAAATCAAATAACCAAACAAAGAAGGAGTTAGACTATGGCTTTTGAACTAAAAGAAGGCGAAGGTTATCTAAACAGAGATAATGAAAATCCTGAAAAATTTTGGGGATCATTTAAGGTCAGCCAAGATTTAAAAAAAGGTGATACCATCAATCTTACTGAATGGATTAATACCAAAGATGATGGCAAAGTTGTTCATAAATTACAAGAAAGAAAACCTAAACAAGGTTAATTGTAATAGATGGGGTGGTAGTTTTTGTTAAAACAAGCCTCTTGTTTTAGCTCCCTTGATCGGTTAGTTAGCTCTGCCACCCCTTTTAAACTATGGAACTTATAATATTAAATGATGGTCTTTATCATCTTATACCAATCACAAGTAATATGGTTGAAGATATAAAGTTATTTAATGAGATTGATTGTATGGACTTGTGTAATTTATTAAGAATTAAATTAACTGGTTATGTAGATACTTTAAATCTACACATGATGAATGATAATACTGGTGCAATGATGGGTTGTATCTGCAAATAAAATTAAAGGAGTAATATGGGAAAAGACGATAATATAAAATGGATAGACATTGGCGAAAAAATGGTCAAGCAAATGTTAGAGAAGAAACAAAAAGAATATGGAAGTTTTGATAACAACGCATACATCATGGCTAACTTTTTACAATCAGCACTAGAAATAGTTAATGGATATAAGGTTAAAGTACCTATTACAATCATACCACAACTAATGATTGTTCTTAAATTGACAAGAACTATTGATGATGGTAGTGGGAAAGATATATACAAACTAGATACCCATAAGGATATTTCTGGGTACAACGACCTATTAAAAGATATGCTATTAAAAATGAGAAGCAAGGAGGACAATGACTAAAATATTTTATAGTCCTAGAATTAAAGAAATCATTGATTTTATGGCTGTTTATTATGATGAACATGATTGTTTCCCCAAGCTAGATGAGATAGGTAAGGCATTAAATTTAACTAAACAAAGGGTAGGTATTCTATTAAAGAATGCTGAAAAATTAAAGTTGATAAAGTCTGACAATGTTTTCATGCGAAAGTATATGTTGACTAAACAACCTAAAATTAGTAAATTAAAAGTCAACAATTACTATGAGTTGTAAAAAAATATATTACTACGAATTTTCTGCAACTTTAGAAGAAGAATTTGATTCTGTTGAGAAAGCAGCAGATCAAAGGAATGCTAGTGAAAAGGCAGTTGTTAAAGAGATAACTAATAAAAGCCTTCAGCATTCTATAATTAAAAAGGAGGATAGGAATGAACCTAACCAATGAACTTCCTAGATTGTATGGGAAGCTACAAAAGTGCCATAACAATATCATGGCTTCTATTGATAGCAGAATGTGTGTCCATACACTTCAGGATTATGTTGAGTACAGACAATTAGTAAGAAGAATTGTTAATGCTCAAAACAAAGAAGCAAAAGTTATTTACGAAAGATAAATAACCGATAACAAAAACGATAAGAAAGGAAGGCTATCTATGTCTGCAAAAGAAAAAGACCCCAATAAACTAAAACTTGATAAGCATATTGGTATCAAATTAAGAAACAAAAGAGTAGAAAGAAAACTCAATCAAACAAAAGTTGCTGATGTACTGGGTGTAACATTTCAACAAGTTCAAAAGTATGAGAAAGGAAGCAATGGAACAAATGCTTTTATTCTTTTATTACTATCTGAATTTTTTAAAGTACCAGTATCATATTTCTTTGAAGGTTTTAATCCAAGAACATTTGAAAGTAGCATAACTTACCATGACAGATTTCCAGAGATACATAGAGGTAATCAGGTCAAGAATGAAAACTTATATCCTAATCCCAACTCTATGAGTAGTTTAGGTAATAAGATGAAAGATGTTTTCTTGCTTGAAGAAACATTAAACAAAGAAGAAATATTATAACAATCATGTCATTGGGTCAGTCAAATAAAAAGTTTGATTGGCTCAATGATTTAACAATTAGAGATAAAGATACATCAAGATTAGATGAACTAGCAAATCTTTATAATAAAACTAAAGATAAAAAATATTCTAAAGAGTGGTATGTGTTAGTTCAAAAAATTACTAAACAACTTAATTCTTAACTTCATTTTCATAAGTCTTATCATCATCAGCTTTACGCATACATTGATAATGAGCTTTACCTTTGGGATAGAAAGCAACAAAGCTATCTTGGTTGGTCATGTCTTGACCACAATATTTACACTTTCCTATGTCTATGATTATTACTTTTGGTTTCTTCCAGACTTTCTTATGTTTTGGCATAGTTAGGTCTTTTGCCTTTTCTGGATTTTCTTTCAGCTTTCTTTTTTCTTGAAACAGCAGAGGCTCTTTGACTTGCAGACATTGATCTAGCTTTTGCTAGTGGTACACACTTTGGATAATTTTTTCTTTTCTCTCCTTTTGATCTACCACATGGAGGAAAGCCACCACCTTTTTTACGATTGGCAATGTCCACCCATTTTTCTGATGTCCACTTTCTTAAACTCATCTTTTTCTTTTAGTTTTCTTTTTACCAACTTTACCTTTGCAATACTTACTTGCCCACATATTTGCATAAGCAGATGGATATACTTTAAATTTTCGCTTCGCTGCAGCTTTACCAGCAGCACATAATTTAGCCATTATCTAACTCCTTTACAATTTTTAATTTTTCTTCAGCAGTTGCAATCTTTTCTACTAACTTATCTACTTCATCTATGTGTTGTGGGTGTTCTCCAATACCAACACTATTGTTAAAATATATTTTTATTGTTGCTTCAGCTTCACAAATTTGAGCTTCATATCTTTTCTCTAATGCTTTTAAGATATGTTGCTTCATGCACTATGTCTTTTTTGTACCATAAATTTAGCTGTCTTGACAGCACCTTTGTGTGGCTTGTATGCACCTTTCATAAGTTTATATGAACTACCTTTTTTCATCCAATGAAATCCTTTAGGTGCTTTTACAGATTTTTTCATCATACTTTTTTCTTTTTCTTTTTTCTTTTTTTCATAGCTTTAAAATCTGCACCTGTAATTTTATTTCTAGGTGGTGCAACTCTTGCTAATTTTTTTTGCTTTGCACTATATTTACTAAATGGCATAATTTTTTAACCCTCCAACATTCCCATCTAACTAGTAGATACTCCTGATAATTAATATTTGTTTTTCATTTTTTTGCTTTTCTTCTTCTTTTTCTTTTTATCTTTTTTTTTCTTCATATACATAGTTATCTCCTTTTATTTTTACGACCCATATACCAATCTCCAGGTTCATAATTCCATCTTTTACCATGATGACCCCTTATATCAGCATATAGCATTCTAGCTCTCACTATTAATTTTATAATTGACCTTACCATTTTTTGCAAGACCAATATCTAGCACTAAATACATCCTTTGCAGTAGCACACTTGTGTCTTGCTCTAAATGATTTTCTTCTAGCAGGATTAGATTTTTTAATAGTCATATTAGCATCACCATATCTAATAATCTTTTCTTTCCCACCTTTACAGGCTTTGACTACAAATTTTTTACCACCTTGTACTTGTCGTCTAGGTGAATTACATTTCATTTTTGATTTATCTATTGCCATTAATCTATTTTATCAACTCCATCAAAGTATTTATAATCAAATTCTACAACTCTACAATCATGTTTTTTACGCATGGACTTTTGTTTGTCTGCAAATTCAATAGCTTTATCTTCAGATTGAAAGATTGTATTAGTGAACATCTTATATTTATCATCTTGTTTCCATACCACACAATAAATCATGCTTTTACTTTTGGTTTAGGTGGAGGTACTACTACTTCCTGACAACCAAACTTTGAATATATTTGAAATTGATTTGTTTCTTGTCTGCCTATTTCTTTAGTTTTATCTAATGATTTTTGGTAACCATCTAATAAACAATCATAATAACTATCATATACTTTTGGAAAAGTATGTGGGTCTAAACAAGTGTTGGCTATGGTACTGCACATAACTATTGTTAGCATTATTTTCATTTATCATCCTTCTTATCCTCCAACTTTTTGATCTTATCATTAGCATCTTCAAGGTCTTTGGTTAAATGTTCTAATTTTTGCAAACATCTTTTGTTTGCTGAATCTTTAGATTTACCAGCATCCTGTAATTCTGCAACCTCTTGTTTCAGAATACGAACCTGATCTTTATATTCGTTTATTAAATCTATATTATCAGACATTATTTTTTTTTAAAAGTAGAAACACCTTTGATACCTAGAATTGTAGAAAATGCACCGACTACAAGAGCTTGATAAAACATTGGAAGATTTGCAAACTTGTCAAAAAATATATCTATCTTTGCTTGTATATCTGGATCATCACTAAACACAGACCAAGCTAATAAAAGCAGAGGAATTGAGATCAGCACCAAACAAAATTCGTCTTTCCAATCATTTCTATGTGAATCAATAACAGCTTTTTTAAATTCTACCTCACCATTTGCCATGCGTTCAGCCAATTTTAATTCAGCTACTGACTCTAATTCTTTAGTCTTTCTTCTATTGGAAGCAATAGACATACCAGTTTTAATCATACCTGGAACTAATTTAGATGCTATACTTAACCACATTATGACTTTGCACTCCTCATTTTTCCAGCTAACTTACCTGCTCTAGCTGGTGTTTGTTTTGCCCAAAGTGAGTCTAGCATTTGGAATGATGCCTCACCATAATCTTCTCTATCTAAAGCAGACCACATATTTTTAAATTTAGATACACCCCCTTCGCCTATCTGATAAACCATATTAACAATTACTTCTTTAGCAATATAATTAATATTTCTTTCACCTATTAGTCTTTCAGCAGCTTGTAGTGTTCTGTTAAAATCTTCTTCAAATACTTTTTCACCTTCTTCTTTAGTGTATTCTATATCACTTTCATAATCATCATCAGGTGTTATCTTATGTCCATAAAAGATAGTATCAAATCCTTCTGAACATTTATAAATCTTTGGAACATAACCTTCACATAATTTAATTTCTTCTTTTAGTTCTTCGTACATTTTTTCTCTCCAAGTTTGTTGTTAATCTTATTCTCCATCTCCAAACAAGACCATATAATCTTCTGCATAAACATTCTAGTATTATCATAAATCTCTCCATAATTACACCTCATAAAATCCTTAATGTTTGCAGTTATCACAAGCACAAAGATCACCATCATACCAATGTGTATGTAATTCTTCTTTACAATGGCAGTTGCATTTACAATCTTTGCATTTCTTTTTTCTTTTCTTTTTTGGTGGGAAAAATACTTTATCTAATTTTTCTGACCAAGTATCAAAGAAACCTAAAATTTTGTATATATATTTATCCATCATTCTAATATTAATTTTTTAATTGATTTACTACCATCTATATTATTTTCTAATTCTGCTTTTGATTTAATACATTGGTAAGAAACATTATTGTCTATTGATCTTGAGGCTACTCTTTTACCCTTTAAACATTCACTCATAGACACTTGTATTCTATGTTCTTTAATTTCATTATTTACTATCATTAATAAAGCTACAACTGTTTCAATCATAATACTTTACCTTTGTTCTGACCTTGTTTGATAACATATTTTTGTGTACCATGTTTGCCAGTTTCTACTTCTTTTTTTAAATTTTTTACAAAGTTCATTTGCTTTGTTTTTCTTTCCATATCACTAATGTACTCAACTATTTTTCTAGTAACTCTTTCCATTTGCTCTAACCTTATCTTTTAAATCTTCAATATCACTTAATGCTTTTTCTAATTGATCTCTTAAAAATTCTATATTAACTTTGTTAGTCATATTCATTTCTTGAGTTTCTTCCATTTTTTCTACAGACTTATAAAGATCCTCTAATAAAAAATGTTGCTCTTGATCTACAGGCACTTGTTCTGATTTTTTAAGCAAATCATTTTCAAACAATTCTCTTGAAGTTTCTAAAGATACTAATCTTGAAGTTAGCTCTGTGTATGCAAATACACCCATAGCTACTAGAATAATTAAACTAACAACTGTTTTCATTGGCATTTGCACAGCAGCCGATTCAGATATGTTAAGTGGTTTATTTTTCATAATCTACCATTATTAATTTTATACCTAATTTTTTTTGTTCTTTTGTAGGACTTCTACATATTCTGTAAGAACCTTTAGGTTTGTTTTTTAAACTTTTACCTTTGTTTGTTTTTCTATAGGTATTTGTTTTTATGTCTAGCAGTTGTATTCTACCATCTTTATCTACTATAACAATATCAAATGGACAGGCAGGATCACAACTTTTTGCTACATAAAATCCTTGTTTTGTTAGATTAGCAATAGCTTCATATTCACCCACCACACCTTTAATAGATGTTTTCTTTTGTCTTGCAGAAATATCTATTTGATTAGACTTAAGACTAGATTGACTAGACTTGATATGCTTAATGCAGCTACGAACCATAATATCTTATATATGTTATTTATTTTTTCATCCATGTGAGCTAGATGATTGTTCTTAATGGTATCAATCTTTTGATGTATTAATTTTAATTCACCTTGTAATTTAATTATGTCTTGAGAATTTTTTTGAGATTGTGTTGGCATTATTTTTGAAACTCCTTAATTAAATTATTTAAATAATCTTTACCAATAGCATCATGTATAATTTTCATTTGATCTTTTGGTACTTTAGAAAAACTATATTCCATTAAATAAGGAACTAAACTTGCATCACCTTGTAATTCTTCCATAGTTTCTTTTCTAGCACCTTTAATAAATTCTTTTATAACTAATCTTTTCATATTAATATCTAAAGATTTATAACCAGTAGAATCTACTAATGCTGATAAACCTAAATGTATTTTAGGAGCAAATACATTTTTAAATGCTCTATCTAAAACTGGAATACCTGTACTTCTGAATATTTCATTGTATCTAAAATTTAAAATATCTAATTCTTTTTCTGCTGAATTTTTTTCTTGTCTAATTGTAACACCAGTAAATTCTGTAAAAACAGTAGATGGTATTTCTTTTCCAAAAATATTTGCACTCTCACCTTTTATAGGTCTTGCTTTATAAGTTTTTCCATCCTCTGATAATACTGCATGAGTTACAGATGTTCTGTCAGGAAGTTCAGCAGGATTAAATATAGATTTTAAATTATTTTCAATAGAATAAAATGGATTTAATTTTGCATTATCTAAATTAGAAGTTTTAGTATCTTTGGCAGCTTCTATGTTTCCATCTACTGCATCTAAAAAACCCATATAAGTTTTAAATGGTGTAAAATATTGTGATGCTATTTGACCTACTAATTCATTAATAACTTTAAATCCTTTATTGCTATCAGTAGTTGCAATAGATTCTAATAATTGATCTACAAGAAATAAACCTGAACCACCTCTTGTACCTAAAAATACTTTTGCAAAATCTTTTGTTGTTCCTGTTATAGTTCCCAATCTTCCATCTTGCCATCTATCTACAAAATCAGCCACAAATAAATATGCAGCTAATGGATTGTATGGAAAAATATCTATTCTTTTATTTCCTACTTTTAATTCATTCCATTTTTCACCAGCTATTTTGGAATCTCTAATTTGCATAGCAGTTCCAAATAAACCCCAACCTACTAATGATTTAACCATTCCACTTGTTTCACCATTTTTTAATTTTTTAAAAAAACTTTTTGTAAAAGTTCCTTCAGTAGTAAAAGAAATTGCTGCTAAAGGTATATCTGCAACAGTTCTTACACCACCTACAAAAGTTGGTAATGGGGAATATTCATATAAAAATTTTAATGAATTAACTAAAAATCTTGGAAAAGGAATTGCAAGAGAAAGTGTAAATGGAATTTTATTAACAAAATCAACAAATGCTTTACCTATACCTTTTTCAGGAGTCGCTGCATAAGTTAATTCTAAAGCATGATCTACAGCAGCAGCTATGTCTTGTTTTCTTAATCTATTAATTAAATTTGGATTATTAACTATTTCAGCTAAAGTTCTACCACCATATATGCTTTTATTATTTCTAACGATTGCATCTAATGAAGATAAAAATATAGCTCTCCTTACAATAAATTCTTGAAATTTATTTAAAAAATTTAAAAGATCAGCACCTTTTTTTGCAATATTTAATGGAGAAAATTTTTTAATTTTTGCAACACCATCTACAGCAGCATTTAAAACATCAGAACTATATCTTAAAAACAAACGATCATATTCTTTTGGTAATGAAGCTAATATTTTATTTACATCAGCTTTTACTTTTTTATGTCTTAAAGGACTAATTTGTCTAAATATATTTAAAAAACCTTGCATAGCTGTTACAGGGTTTGCTGATCTTGCTAAAGTTTTACCACTTAATTTTTGCCATAATTGATCTGCACCATATTGAAATGATTGATTTAAAACATCTATTCCAACTCTACCAGTTTGAGATATAAAGTTTCTCATAGCAGTTGACCACCTTCCAACCATAGCTGCTTTACGAACACCATCAAGTTCTTTCATAGTTCCATTTAATAAATCAGTTGCATCAATGCCTTGAGCATTTAATTCATCAACTAAATTTTTAGAAACTTTTCCATCTTTTAAAAATTTACCATAGGCTTTAGATAGTTGTGATAATCTATTAAGATTTTGTGCAGATGTTCTTGCACCTGATCTAAAAAAATCTAATAATTCATCTGCTGTAAGTTTATGTTTAGTTAGTAATTTGTTAAAATCAGTTTCTTTAATTAATCTAGGTGTAGTCATTACATCATATATTTGATCGCTTATTCTAATGTTAGGATTTCTTTTAACTTTACCACCTTTTAAAACATCTTCAAAAAATCCTTCTATTTTTTTGGATGTTTTTTGGCTAATAATTTTTTCAGATACATCATCTAATCTATCAAAACTTCTTAAATCAATATCACCTTCTAAAGATTTAGGTTTAATAGTAGTTGCTTCTTCTACTTTTTCTGCAAGTTGTTTTCTTTTAGTATTAAATTTTTTTACAGCCTCATCATTGTTTTTTATTTTTTCAGTTTTTAAATTATTTTTTTTACCTCTAACTGCAAAACTTAATAATGAATCTAAAGTAACACCAATTATACCACCTTCTATTGCCATTTTAAATCTAGCCTTATCTTCAGAATCTTGATCTGTTGCTTGTAAATATTCTGTAATGGGATTTGCCAATAGAGGAAAACTTTCTACAAGATTTGACATTCTTGCCTCATAAGGTGAAAAAGAAAATTGAGCTGCAACTTCTCCAATCAATGTATTTTTTGCAACAAACTGACTGAATGCTCCTGCTTTAGTTGTAGCTTTTGGTATCTTTGTAATTAAATTTAAACTGTTCGCAGCTTTAGTAAAACCAAAAAATGGTATTGCAAACCCAGCTAAATCTCTTGAAAATGATCCACCAAAATAAGTTGGTTCTTTTATTTTATCAAACTTTACATTTTCTAAAGGTCTTTCATCAAAAAATTTTTCACCTAAATAATTAGTAAAATCTACAGTTGCTTGACCAGTATCTCTTATTGCTCCTCCAAAAGTTCTTTTTAATAAATTTTCACTAAAATTTTCCCAACTGTAATAACCTTCTTTTTCAATTATTTCTTCTATGTCTGGTTCTAAAGTTCCACCATCTAATATAGAACCTTCCATTATTTTTATACCTGCATTTACTTCTTCTAAACTTCCTGGTTTAGGTAATTCTTTTTTGATGTCTTTATTTTTTTCTTTTATCTGATCTATTAAATCTTTATCAGCATCTTTGGATAATAATTCTAATGGAGATATTTTAATACCTGCTTCTTCAGCAGAAACAAAATCTTCTTCTTTATTTTCTTCTGCAAGAATTTTGTTAAGTTCTTCTATATTTGTATTTTGATTACTGCTTTCAGTTTCTAGTAGTTTTTTATTAATTTCTTCTAGGGTAGCCATATTACTCCCTATTGTGATTCAAGATATTTTTTGTATGGTATTAATTGTTTTGACTTATCATCATATACAACTGCTTGACCATTTAAATTATATACTATTCCTGGATTTACTTTACTTACATCAAGAGAACCATCCACCATAGGTATAGGAGGTGCTGTTTCTAATATTTTTTTTTCTTGTTTTTCAACAAATTCAAATGATGCTTGTAAAGAATTTAAATTAGGTTTTACTTGTTTATTGTATAAATCTTTTTCAGCTTTATTTAAACCATCAAACCAATTATTAAAATCATCACCAGCAGCTTGTCCTTGTTTATACAAGGTTAATGCTTCTTTAGATAATGTATTTGTTTTTCCTTTATTAAGATAAGCATTTAAAGCAGCTTTATATTCTTCACTTCCAGCTTTATAACCAGCAGCTTCTAAATTTTTTTGTAATTCAGTTTTAGCAGGAGTAGTTAATTTTTTAAGTTGTGCAGCCTGTGTTACTGCTGGAAAAGCACTTTCTAATGGGTCTTTACCTTTTAAACCTTGACCATATAAAGCAGCACCTAATAAAGCACCTTCAGGTATATTGCTTAATAATCCACCTTCAACATTATTCATTTTAGAAAAATTGTCTTGAAGTAATCCACCACCCATTGATCCACTTTCTCCAAGTAATCCTTGAGTTCCAACTTGTCCATAATCCATTCCTGGTGAACCATAAAGGTATCTTTTTAAATTATTTAATAATGACATTATATTAATCCTTTTAAATTTAAGTTTAATAGGTTTGGTTGTGCAACATATCCATACTGATCTTCTACAGATTTTAAGTTTAGTATGTTGGTAATGTTACTTTTAGCACTATTGTACCTTGTTTGCAAATCAGAAGATGCTTGTTGACCTATGTTTAAATTAGCAAAATACTCATTAACTATTGATGGTGTTGCTTCTGTTTGTGTTATTGCAAAAGGAGCTTGAGAAATAACCTGTGTTTGTATATCTCTATTATCTCCATCACCTCTTAAATTTTCAATATCTTCTAATGTAGGCTCACCCCCTTCAAATATACCTGCAAAAGGATTTTGAACACTATATCCCATAGCTGTTGCATTTTTATAAGCACCAAAAAGAGTACCACCAAAAGGTACAAGTAAATTTAATCCTAAAGCAATAGCTTTATTTTTAGGATCAGTCATAGGACTAATCTCATATTGAGCTTTTTGTCTTTGTGCTGCTAATGCTTCTTTTGCTTCAGGTGAAAGTGGTGGTGTGTTTTGATATTGTACTGTAGGATCTTTATTATCATTATTACCACCAGCACTAGGTGGACTAAAATCTGGTTGAGAAGCATCTCTGCCTCCACCTTGACCACCAGAATATCCTCCTGATGATGATCCTCCAAAATCAGATTGTGAAGCATCTCTACCTCCACCCATAAATATCTCCTTATATAATTATTGCGATTGCAACTAAAATATATAAAACAAAAATGTGTGTTGAAGGTTTGTTTTTAATTTTAGTTTGAATGTCATAAATAATTTTATTAATTTTATCCATTATAATAACCCTCCTAATAATCCACCAATTCCACCAAGTAAAGCACCTTGTCCTCCACCAAATTGTCCACCAACCAATGCACCTCCTAGTGCAGTTGTAAAAGGATTAGCTTGTGATTGTGTTTGTGCAGTTGTTACTGGAAATCCAGATGCAATAGGTGAAACTATTCCTGCATATTGTTGTAATGCTTGTAATGGAGCAAGTTGTTGTTGTCTTTGCAATGCTTCTAATTGTTGTCCTGTTTGAACTAAAGTTGGAGCTTGTGATGCAACACCAAGTTGTCTTGATCTTTCTTGTCCATAAGATTGAAATGCTAAAGGTAATGCAGCTTGTGCAACTTGAGCTAATGCTTGTTGTTGTGCCATAGGACTTGTTGGAGTTCTACCTGCACCACTAAATTGTGATTGAACACCAGTTGAAATATCTGCTGCTGATTTTTGAATTAAAGGTGAAAGAAAAGGATTTAAATATTGTCCACCAAGAGTTGCTGCTAATTGTTGTTGTGCAGCATTTGCCATTGTTTCTTGTCCAGCTAAACCTGTTAATGTCTGTTGTGATGGTGGTACATATCCAGTTGCACCTACACCTTGACCATAAAGATTTGTAGATTCAGAAAGTATTTGTCCTAATGCTGGTTCGGCTGCTGCGTAAGGTGTTACACCTTGTGTTGTTGCTTGATTTCCTCCAGATGATCCTCCTCCAAAACTCATGTATTCTCCTCTTGTTTAATTTCTTTTTCTAAAACAACATGGGTTCTTTTGTACCCATAATTGTTATAAACTTTTTGCCAACCTGGTCTAGCAATTATTTCCATTTTTTTACATTGTTGTTCTTTAGCAAACTTTTCAATATCATTAATTAAGTGTTGCCATTTATGTTTTTGTCTGCCAGTTGCAATATAGATATTACAAACTTTACCAAGTTTTCTTTGTATTATCTCTGTTACAACAACACCAAAATACTTATCAATCGTCTTTTGTTTATCTTTATCCCAGATAACCCAAATTTGAAATTTGCTTTCTCTAGCAACTTGTAAAACAAAATCTGAATCGGTAAGTTGACTTGAATAAGCTAAAGCAGACTTAATATCTTTTTCTACTAATGACCAAACTTTATCAAGTTCTTTAATTGGTATTTGTACTAAATTCATAAATACATTAAAAAATGCTTAATAACAATATATAATTAAGCACTCTTTTCGTCAAATATTTCTAAATAACTTACTATCCCTGCTATGTTATTTGCAGAACCTGCTTTTATTTTTAAGGTATCACCTGATTCTAAAACCATAGTTCCTTTAACAAGATTATCTACTGTTTTAGATGCTAAATTAATATGTGCCACTTCATGCTCTGCATTAGATGCTGAACTATCTGTAGTAAATGCTTCTACTTCAATATTACCAGAGTGAATATTTGTAATCTGTATTGATTTAATTAATGCAGTTCTGTTAGTTGGACAAGTATATACAGTTGTTTTGTTTGTCGTTGTCAGATCAAACATAGAATTTTTATAGACATTAGCCATAATTATCTTGCAGTAGCTGGTATTGAAGCACCTACATTAGCTACAAGAGGTTCTTCTGCAAAAGCCATGTAGATGTATGTTCCACCACTTTCATTATGACCTGTACCACTTGCTCTTAATTTAAAACCATTTGATAATATATCTATTTCTGTACCACCAGTTTCTGCTGCTGATAAATTTGGACTTAAATAAGGATTATCATTATTGTATCCATCTCTTTTACTATCATGAAGATACCAATTTTTTGCTGTATCAGTTCTTTTAATAATAATCATAGCTGGTTTAAATCCTAAATATGTAAATGTTCCATCAGTAGAACCATTACCAGTATAAGAACCAATCTTGCTATAACCAGTTTTTTCTGCGAAGCAGTAGGCAACATAAGTCACACCACTTTTATTTGTTCCACTATCATTATTTCCTAAATAAAATACAGAAGAAGTTGGCTCTTGGTCATTCCAAACATTAGTTGCTGTATATGGTACATTAGTTAAATTTAAGTATAATTCTTTAGTTGCACCTACTGATTTGTGATATACTCTCCAAGCATGAGCTTCAGATAAACTTTTTACTAAAATCATTTTTGGTGCTACTCCCAAACCATGACCTACACTAGCACCAGAAGTTTGATTTCCTGTATATTTAACAATACTAAATCCTGCTGTAGTATTAACAGAAGTGTAAGTAGTGTTTATAGAGCCATCAGTATTTGATGAACCTTGACCACCACCTGCTTTCCAGTTCCATGATGCATATGTTTCTGAATTTTGATTAGCTGCATAATTTGAAGCATCTGCACCTAAAGTAAATCCATCACTATTAAAAGCTGTTAAAGTATCTGCTGCTGTAACTTCGGCAGCACTATCAGAACTTCTAACAAATTTAGTAGCTGTTCTAACTGCATCAAATAAAAGACCTGCACCTGCAGAACTTCTTTCTTTCAACCAAACTAAATCTGGTTGATGACCAACAGATGAAATAGCATTTGTTGAACCATTACCTGTATAAAGTTTAGTATTAAAATGTAAGCTAGGTTTTGTAATTGATGAGTATGCCATATTATTTGTTATCCATAAGTGTTAATATTTTTTGTATTTAATGCGTAGTATCCAGATGGTACATCATATTCAAATAAACTTCCATTACCATTTGAACCAGCAGAACTAATAGGTGTAGTACCAAAAAATCCATTGCCGAAGTTTATGCTTTGTTTATCACCATTTCCATAAACATCAAAAAATGGAGTAGCTGCACCACTAATCCAAGATGCACTTAATTTACCATTAATGCTAGTTCCTGGAAATGCTTGGTTGTTATTACCACTACCATCTGACCATGTGCTATCACTTGCACCACCATTTTTTGACATATAAATATTTCCATTAGTTACATCTAATGCAACACTTATAATATCTCCTGCTGTATATGATGACATATAAGTTGTTGATGAGCCATTGTAATATATTTGTCCATTTTGATGTATGTAAAAAGCATTTGCACCATAATAATAACTACCATTATGTGTTTTATTATTACCAAAAAACACACCTATTCTATGACCATTTGAGGGTGCTGCATCTATTTTCATTTCATAATACCATTTTCCAGTTTCAGGAGAGATAGTTGCAAATGCTTGTCTGTTATCATCAACACCATTAGCCATAGTTAAATTACCATTTGAATATGTTGGTTTTAAAATTCCAGTACCACCATTCATTACATCATTAGGATTTAATGTAGCATAAGTATTTGATGGTGTATCAAGTGATTGTTTTAAATTTCCATTAACTGCAAATGTGTTTGAGTTACCAGAACTATCTGTACCCATAGCACCAGAGTTTTCAAATTTTAAATGAAAACCATTAGTACCCCAAGTAACACCAGATGGTGATTTAAATTTCCAAATACCTGATGTTGAATCTGTTTCACCAAATACTGTTGGTGCTAATGCTGCACCATCCACTATTGCAACATGGCTTAAATAACCCTCAAAATAACTACTTGTGCCTTTTCTTAAACCTACAAGACTATCTACAGCAGAATTAATTGCTGTATCATAGTTTTGTGATGGATATGTTGCTTCAGAAAAAGAAGTTTCTTGAACTCCATTTACATAAACTTTTACTCTATTTGAAGCTGTCGCTTGTGTAGTATCAACAGCAGCCATTACATGATACCAAGCTGAAGTATCTCTAAATTTTCTATTTGTATGAAGCCTAAAATCCTTACTTCCATTTGAAGCATAACCAGATATATTAAATTGGTCATTTGAATCAAATTTAAATTGTGCCATTTGGTCTTGATTATATTCTCCAGCAGTAACCATATAAGCATAATCATAACTTAATTTTGACCTTTTTACCCAAACTGAAATAGTAAATGTTTTTCTATTCCCTGCTGATGATGGTGTTCGTACTAAATAACTGTTTGCCATAATATTATCCTAGTTAAACTGTCCAGAGTTGTTAGCTCCTAAATTAATTGTTATTGTAAATGCTCTATCAGCAGTTTGACCTTGAGCATCTGTAGCTCTCAAAGTAAAACTAAATGTTGTATCTGATGTTGTGCCACTCTCTGTACCACTTATCACAC